CTGCAAGTAGTCAGCGGCATCATGATCATCACCGTCTGCTCGCTAAGGTGGCCGTGCGCGTAGATCTCGCCCTCATTGATGCGGTGCTCGCAGCCGGACAGGGCTGCTATCAGCGTGATGGCGAGGAGGAGGCGGGTCACTGAGACACCCTGATGCCCGCTAACTGCAGGCCTAACACCAGAGACGGGAGAAATCCGCAGATGGTCATGAGTAGGCCAAGCAAACGCGATTTCGTATTCATTCCTCCAGCCAGAAATATCAGGCCGACGCCAAGAACCATGCAGGAAATTCCGTAGAACAGTACAGGCATCATCTCTCTCCTCCCACCCCAGCCCGAAGGCCGGGGCGGGGTTAGTTAGAACGCTTCCCAATATCGACGTAAGCCTTGATGGCCCGCCTGTCCGACGCTGAGAGCAGCGACCACACGGCCGAGTACTCCTCATCGCCCAGGACGTTCAGCGCGCGATGCACCTCGTACACGTTGCGCGCCACGGCGAGCTCGTGCTCCTCTTCGCTGATCCCCAAATCACCCAACGGGCGCAGGGACTGGGAAAAGCGCAGCGCGAACGCGCTATGGCGTCGCGCTGCAATTTCTTCCTGCGTGAGCGCGGGCTGCGCGCCGTCTGCCAGCCAAGCTATGAGTGCGTCGTCGGACATGCTACGTAACTCGTTGAATCAGAAGGGGATTTCGTCGTTGAAGTCATCGACCTGAGAAGATGCTGCGACTGCCATTGGCGGTGTGAATGCCTTTTTCCGGCTGTCACGCACAGGCGCGAGGGTCTTCAGGAACTCCGCGAGTTTCTCGGGCTTCGTCGCCTTGTCGAGGATCTCGGTGGAGGTGAAGCCCGTGTCAGCCTCGAACACGCGCGCGATGTTCATGCGCTCCTGATCGGCCCCGGTCTGGTAGTGAGACTGGATCTCCTTCTGCAGCACGAGTCCGATGCGCTTGCCCATGAGTGCCGGGTAGCCAGACACATCGACGTTCCTCACCTCGCTCACCTCGCGGTCCCACTTCTCGACGGTGATCTTCCCCTCCGGTGCATCCTTCGTCTTCGTGCAGCAGAGCACGGCCTGCACGAGGTTCGCGCCCCACAGCGGCTCACCTGACGCCTTCTCGGTGTAAACGTCGAGGTAGTTCGCCGTGGAGCCGTCGTCGGCCTTGAAGGAAAAGCCAACGCCCTTCGTTCCGTTCTTCGACACGAGCTTCTCAGCCCGTGTGATGACCCCCTTGTATGAGCCGGTCTCGCGGATGACTGAGGAGGTCTTGTCGGCCTTGCGGGCTTCGGCGGTGTTCAATTTCAGAGACATGTCTGTAATTCCTGTAGGTAGAAAAAGTTAGGCGGCTGCCTGGGATAGGGAGTAGTACTCGACGATGGCGGCATCCACGGCCGCAAGGTCGTTCGGGATGTGCTCGTCGGGGAACATATCGAGCGGCGTTTTCACGGTGTCGCTGCCGCTGTTCCGCGTGCTGAACACGTACTGCCCGTTGATCACCTGGGTGCGCAGGACGATGGTCACAAGGCCCTCCACGGTGACCTTCTCGTCAAGCATCTTCCCGATGGTCTTCGCCTTCACCTGGCCGGCGTCGTTGCTGTCGGTGTGCGAGAGCAGATAGACGCGCTTGTGCGCGGGCAAGTCGCCGGCAGCCTTGAGCACGGAGTAGTAGTGCGCGGCCATGTCGGTGAACTTCCCGTAGCCGGTCTCGTGGGCTCGAGCCATGAACTCAGTGACCAAGAGGTACTGGAAGTCGTCCACCACGATGATCGGGCGCGATGTCTTCTGCATCACCGTCACGATCTGCGCGGCGTCGGCCGATACAATGATGTTCCCCCCGTCCTTCGACAGCGGGCGCCAGTCCTTCGAGCGGAAGGGCAGGGGCTTCGGGATGGTCTGAATCAGCAGCGTTTCTGCAGGATTCATATTCCGCAAACTTGTGCTCTTGCCCGTGCCGCTGGTACCTAAAATCATCGTCGCGATAGACATCTGTTAGCTCCTGTAGCTCACGTAGTTCAATTTCGATCTGATGCCACGCCTGTGCGGCGTCGCTGTCTTCGTCGTCCATAAATCCCCCGTAGTTCTTGTAGCCAGCCGTAAGCCCCAGCCACCGCGATCAGGGCCATGACGCAGGCGAAGGCGCCGAGTGCGGAGGGGGCAGGCATTACAAAGCCCCCACCCGATACATCTCCGGCACGTCGGGCTCCGATCCAATGTTGTTGCGCTGAAAGCAAAGCCTTTCAGACAGCAGCTTCACTCGCCGCTCTGTCCAATCGAGCATCACACGCTGCTCCACGGCCGACATCTCGCGCCACATCGACGGCGTCAGCGTGAGCACGCGGCGGGACATCTCCCCCTCGAGCAACTGCTCCACGCGACGAATACCGCTCTCCGACGCCATCTGCTCCAGCGCGGCCTGCTCCTCCTGCTCCATGCGCAGCGCCTCGCTCTGCGCGGGCGTCGTCGCGCCTTCGGTCTCCAGGCGCAACATCTCCCGCAGCCACTCGGTGGCGGGCTGCTCGCGGCCGTTGGTGAGGGTCACTTGGGGGTCTCCTTCTGATCGTTGGCTAGGGCGGCGAGTAGGGCGTCGGCGCACTTCACTGCATCGCGCGCATAAACCGCCATGGCGCTTGGATCATTGCGCGTGTTGTACAGATCGATTAACGGAGCGTTCGTCAACAGCCCCTGCATCGCCAGCGACGCAAGTCGTTCGCGTTTCTCTGGCAGGTCATTGACGTACCAGCCAGTCATGTCTTCGAGAACCTCTAGCTCGTCATACGTGAGCGTCAGAGTCACCGGCTCGTTTTCATCTGATCCATGAAATGTCCGGAGATAGAGCATCACCGTCTCATGAACGCTCTTTGGAGTAGCTGGCCTTGGTTGGATGCTCATCGTCCGCTCTCCTTCTCGGTATGTGCTGTCTTGTTGGGCTGCTCGGTGAGGGCGGCAAAAGCAGCACGGGCAAGCCTTTTGGAGTACGCCCAACGAAATCTTGCGTCTCCGCATGCACGACAGCGCTTGTGCCCATCTTTGTCGCGGCGCGTGTTCTCTGATGTATACGCGTGCCCTTTAGGGCACGTAGTACGCAAGCTCTGTTCCCCGCGAAAATTGTTCGTGCTTATCGTTGTGGCTTCCAAATGATTTGGATTGCCGCATCGTCGAACACGGCAAAGATGGTCAACGCAAAGACCAGCGGAGATGGGCCCGTGGAAGTGTTCGCAAATGAATCGATGGACATACACAGTTTTTCCACGAAATCTCATCTGCCCATATCCATCTGCAGATACACACCCATTCCAAATCCAGCACCCATCAGCGTTCACTGAAAAACGATTTTCAATGTGTGCGAATTTCTCGGCGTACTCGGTCCCGCCATACCGCTTCACCGGGTCGGGGGTGGTCATGGCTGCACCTTGGAGAGGGCGGGATTAAACGCCGGGGCGTCTCGCTCCTCTTGCGTGGCATCGATGTAGAATCCTTCGGCCGGATGTTCGTGGCCGTTCGCATCGCGGAAGCTGGTGAAGTCGGCGATATGCACCACGTCGAGCTTTCCGCACACATCGATGCGGATGAGCCCGGTCTGCACTTCGAAATCGTGAATGGGCCAGCGGTACCCGCCCAGCATCCGGCCGATGAACGGCTGCGGCAGGCTGTTGATGTAGGCGATGTCGAGCAGATCGCCGGGCTGCGGCGTGTTGTCGGCGCGACTCATTCCTGCCAGCTCCTCTCAATGCGCTCCGCGATCTCGTCATGGAACTCCGACAGGATCTCCGTCATGTCCACGAGCACCTTCACCCACTCGCCGGACTGCGAGCGGCCGCGAGCCTCTAACTCCACGGACTTAACCGCCGCCGTGGGGTACTCCGCAGGGTCGTCGCCCGTCGCCGGCATCCACGCCCCGTCAGCGAAGTAGTCCACCCACAGCGTCATGCCTCGGAACTCCACCTGCGCGCGGTTCGCGCGGCGGCCGGCGCCGGTGCGGGTGATGTAGCGACTGCCGTTTCCATTGAGGATGTCGTTTGCGTTCGTGCTCATCGGCTTGGCCTCGGGGGTGGGGAGCAGGTGAGCGAATAATAGCAACGCTATGAATCCTGTCAATAGCGGGGCTATTAATTTTTTGCGTGCTGTAACACTCCGGGCCCTAAGGTCAGGGTCTGGCGTAAGGTTTCGCTGACGGTGCTATTAAGGCCGGCTAGACGACGCGGCGAAGCCGTCTAGAGGCGGGGGCCGCATGCTCTTGTAGGAATCCGTTGACGAGCCCCTCTACAGCGGCACGCTGCGCTTGGGTAAGGGATTCGTATTGGGCGCGCGTAAAGCCACGGAAAGGCCATTCAGCAGCCGTAAGCTCTGCATGGAACTGCTGGGCCAGGCGGGGGGAGAAGTCCCCTATATCGACGCCCAGCTCATCGGCAAACCTGCTTGCCAAATCGACGGTTAGTGGCCGCAGCCCACCGAAGAACTGAGGCAGGTACCCCTGGGTGAACCCTAGGGAATGGGCGAACTCGGCTTGAGAGCGCTTTTTACGTCGCTTCCACAGGTCGTGTAACGCCTTCCCTTCCGTTTTTTTGACCGAGTCCGGAATTCCCTGTCCAGGCCTCGCTTTTTTCGCGGCCATGGCGCAACCGTGGCCAGACGCTATTAACCCTGCAACCAGCATGCTATTGACGGCGCCCTATAGCGACGCTATTAATATGCGTCATGAAACGTAAGGCTGCCGCCACTCCCGCTTGGCTCATTGCTCGATATCTCGAGACGCATGGAATAAAGCAAGCGGCATTTGGGCGGCTCGCCGGGGTCCACCAAGCGATGGTGTCCCAGTGGATAGCCGGCACTCGCCCCGTCTCCGCAAAAGCGGCTCTTGCAATAGAGAAAAGTACGGATGGCGTTCTGAGCCGCTTCGATCTTTGCCCTGACACCTTCCGACACGACTCCGCTGCCTAACTACCACCCGCGAGGGGAGGGCGCCCATGTCGATTTTTGCATGCGACTTAACCGGCGATCCCCGTAGGCATTTTTCTTGTTTGTTCATAGGACGAATGGTTAGGCATTCGCCTTGTTTGTGCCTGTTTTTCTAAAACAACCTTTACGGATCAAAGATATGAAGCAGGGCATTTTGTTCCATGACTCAGTCGCGGATGCAATCGGTGCTGACATCGCCGCAGCAGGCGGGTTCAAGACCGTGGCAGGGAGGCTTTGGCCGTCGGAAACGAACGCGACGCAGAAACTGCGCAATTGCTTGAACGCGGACCAGCCTCACAAGCTGTCACCGGAAGAGGTGCTTCAGATCAAGCGCCTTGCGCATGAGTGCGGGTCTACCGCAACCGTTGATTTCGAAGCGCAGCAACTCGGCTATCAAATCACGTGGATTTGCCCCGCTGACGAAGCAGAGTCGCTCCGGCGCGAGGTTCGAGACCTCATGGAGGTTGTTAGCCGCAAGCTGGACAGAATCGAGAAGGCAGACGAGCGCGCCAGTTTGAAGGTGGTCCGATGAGGGGCTACACGATCAAAGAGCGCAAATGCGCGTGCAGGGCATGCGGCGATGTGTTTTTCATTCAGCAGGTCGGGAGGGTGCCTCTTCATTGCGCTGACTGCGACGCTGAGTACCGCATCCTGAAGGGCAAGATATGCAACAAGGTGATGCGCGCAATTCGAGACGGCAAGATCAAGCGCGCGTGTGAGTCGTTTTGCGTTGATTGCAAAGCAGAAGGGAAGCGAGTCCGTGCTCAAGTTCTTGAGCACCGTTCATACGATCGCCCATTGGAGGTGGTCCCAGTTTGCCGCACGCACAACTACCTGCGCGGTCCGGCAACTTGGACGCCTGGCGGAAAAAAGACTGCTACGGCTCGGCGCAAACATCGCACCAAGGCCGCAGCATGAAGCTCTCCCCATCATCCGCCAATCTACCTACCCGTCTATCAGCCGCCTACCGCTGGGACCCCATACCCTTCGTAGTCCGCTGCCGTCTGTGCGATAGGCCGTTGTCCCGGGTCACGAAGGACGGCGCCCACTACCAGTGCCGCCATCGCGTGAAGCTGCGCGCCCGCTGGGCTGAGCAGGCACCGCTGGGGCGGTTCGTGGGGAGGGAGCTGTGGCGAGCACTTCAGGAGCGCACCCATGCTTGACCCTAAAACAATCGCCTGGGTGTTAACCGGCGTGATCCTCCTCTGGGTCCTGCTGCTGGCGTTAGACAACGATGACCCGCCGGGGTGGATGTGATGCGCCTCAAATATCGCTACCGCATCATGCTACGCCGCCAGCGCCGTTTCCGATGGCGCCGATATGCCGCATGTCGCCTGCGCAACGCGCGCACTGGCCGAGACTTCAGATTCATTCTGGAGTACCAGACGTGACCACGCGCACCCGCCGCTTCCCCACCAAGCCCTCACGCCGCTCCGTGCGCAACATGCTCGCGTTCATGGGCGGCGAGACCGAAATCGAGCAGGCGCCGTCACGCAAGACCGGCACGCAGAAGGAAACCAGCGTCGTCAAGTCCGTGCAGTCCATGTGGGCCACGCTCAAGCGCGGAGTCCTGTACCGCAACCGTCGCGGCATGGTGCAGCTATCTAGCGGCGCGATGATGCCTATCGGCCTCGGGCCAAACGGGACCGGAGACTTAGTCGGCTACACGCTGGTCGTTATCACACCCGCGATGCTCAACAAGACCGTGCCTATCTACACGGAGCTTGAGGGGAAGACCGAGGCTGGCCGCCTCGCCCCGCACCAGCTTGCCCGCATCGAGGAGCTACGCGACGTCAACGCCATCGCAGGCTGCGTGCGCTCACAGGAAGACGCCGACGCCGTCTATCAGCGCTGGCTGCAGCGGGCGCAGGGGGATGAGAGGTGATCGCCGCCCTCTACGTACAGACGAACGGCTGCTACTACGGGCTTGATGGCGTGGACCCGTGGGATGTGGAGCGCGATGCGCGCAAGTACGCCGGCCCGTGGCCAGTGGTTGCGCATCCGCCGTGCGAGCGCTGGGGTAGGTATTGGAGCGGCGGCCCATCCGCGCGCGTGCGACGGCAGAAGGGCGACGACAACGGCTGCTTTGCTGCCGCGCTCGCATCAGTCAGAGCCTGGGGCGGTGTGCTTGAGCATCCCGAGGCATCGCATGCGTGGACAGCATTTGGCTTAAACAAACCTCCCCGCGCTGGTGGCTGGATACCGGCTGACTTTCATGGCGGTTGGACTTGCTGCGTGGAGCAGGGGCATTACGGACATCGCGCACGCAAGGCCACCTGGCTATACGCGTTCGGCGTGGCGTTGCCTGAGCTCAAGTGGGGCACGTGCGGGACGAAGGAGCGCATGGATGAGGGCTTCCACTCTGCCGAGGAAAGGCGCAGGGCGGTTCGCACAGGAGTTTGCCAACGCCTGTCCGCCAAGCAGCGGGCTGCAACGCCCATCGAATTCCGAGACGTACTGCTATCTATCGCGCGCACTGCAACGCCTATCGAGGTCGCAGCATGAGCCGCTACGCCGTCCCCCCGCATCTAGCCAGATTGGTCGAAAGACTCAGAGACCTCGGCGTCACCGTGTCGGACAGCCCGGATGCGGAGGAGGCGAGGGACGCCATAGAGGAAATGATGGCGGCCATGGCTGTCTGCTCCCGCGCTGTGATCGATGGCAAGGAGCGGTGCCTGCGGTTCTTCGAGTATCACCAGGCGGTATATGGGGAGAAGTGGGTGCATCGGGAGCATCGAGAGCGGGGGAAGGAGAAGAAAGCATGAGCGCCGTCTTATTCGAGACTGCCGGTGTCAGCAATGACAACGACGAGTGGTACACACCCTCATGGATGTTCCGCGCGCTTGCGGTTGAGTTCGACCTTGATCCATGCAGCCCAGGATCGCCGCCCTCTACGGTCCCGGCGAAGCGGCATCTGACAAAGGCCGACAACGGACTGGCCGCCGCGTGGAGCGGAACTGTGTGGCTCAACCCGCCGTTCTCATCCAAGCGCGTCTGGTATGAGCGCCTTGTAGCGCACGGCAATGGCATAGCCCTAATGCCAGCACGCACCGAGACGCACGACTTTCAGGACTATATGCGCGCCGCTGATGCGCTGCTCTTCTTGAAGGGCAGGATCTACTTCGAGCGCGGCTCGCGACCCGGCGCGAACGGCAATGGGAATACGACTACGCCGCCATTCGGCATCGTGCTCTGTGCCTACGGCCAGACGATGGGAGATGCGCTACTAGCCAGCAAGCTGCAGGGCGTGCGCGCCAAGGTAGTTGTATGAACCTCAAGCAACTCGAGCGCGCCCGCGTCTACGCCGAAGCGCTGGTGAACCTCGCTCAATACGACGTGCGCGGATCAGTCACAGACGCAAAGCTGCTGCTCGCTGCGGTTATTGAACTCGCCGCGCTGAAACACATCCCGCAGGCCATTCCGGACGTGCAACGCGCGAGCGCAGCCAGCAGCGCCCCCATCCAAGATCAGAGAGCCGCGTGAGCACAAACGTCTTGGAATTCCCGACCACTGTGGCGCCACCCATCCTGTGGGAGCGCTACGCATTGGACTGCTCGAAGTCCGGCCCCTTCGCAACGGCGGACAACGTGACGCGTGTACTGGAGGGGTCCAAGGAGTTCAACGACGAGACCATCTGGTACGACTCGTTCCGCGAGCGGATCTTGACCACCTGGCGCGCACCTGAGCGGCCGAGGGAGTGGACCGACGACGATGACGCGTGCCTCCTCGTCCACCTGCAGCGCACGCTGAGCTGGCACAAGCTCTCGCTCTCCGCCATGCGCGACGGCTTCCGAGCCTTCCTCCAGAACCGGAGGCGGAACCCCCTCACGGAGTACCTCGACGCCCTTATGTGGGACGGCATCGAGCGGCTGCCTACCTTCCTCACCGACGCATACGACACGCCGTACGACGCCTACCACCAGGCCGTAGGGCGGTGCTGGCTTATGTCTATGGTGCGCAGGGCGTTCTACCCAGGCTGTCAGGTGGACACGATCCCCGTGCTCGAGGGCGCTCAAGGGATACGGAAGTCAACGTCGCTCGAGATCCTCGGCGGGGAGTTCTACGTCTCCCTCCCGCGCGGGTTCGGTGATGTGGAGTTCCTCCAAGTCATGGAGGGGTGCTGGTTAGGGGAAATCCCCGACATGGCGTCGTTCCGTGGGCGGGACCTAGAGCACATCAAAGCGTTCATCACGATCCGCGAGGACCGGTACAGAAGGAAGTACGCGCGCCACGCCGTCACGCGGCCAAGGCAGTGTGTGTTCGCAGCCACGGACAATACAGGCGACTGGAACGGTGACGTCACAGGCGCCCGCCGCTTCTGGCCGTTCGTCTGCAAGACCGTGAACATCGACTACCTGAAAGCGAACCGCGATCAGCTATTCGCCGAGGCCGTCGTACGCGTCCGTCGCGGCGAGCTCCACTACGACGTCCCCATGGGCGACCAAATCGAACAGGCAGAAGCACGCCGGCATGGCGACGCCTGGGAGGAGCTCATCGACCGCTACGTGCACGAGCTACCGAAGTCAGACCACGGCGAGACGTACTGGATCAAACGGGCTGAGCCGCTGACGGAACTCGGGGTCAACGACATCCTCCAGAACGCCCTTGGCATACCCACGGGACGTTGGGACAGAGCCGCACAAATGCGCGTTGCGAAGGCTCTTCAAGCCCTCGGATGGCGTCGAAGCAGGCGAGAGACGCATGGGATTCGTCGTTGGGCCTACGTCAAGGATGGGACGCGATAAATGACCCCTCCCAACGACCCAACCGAAATCGGCAATTCAGCCGCCTGGATTGCGAATCGTCCCAACTCCCCATCCTCAACCCCCATTTCCATAACGGGGCCAGCAAATGCCTATTACCTACCGTTTATCTCATTAAGAACTCTTTCTAGAGATAGGACGGTTAGGACGGTAAGGACTATAGGAGATAGAACAGTGAAATCAGAGCCGAAAAATAGCCCGTCCCAACCAAAGGTTGTTAGGTCCCAACCTCGTGAAAAACGGCACGACGAAATCCTCAGCGCAGGATCTGGGGACTGCACATCGAGCGCATGTGGGGGTGGGGGATGAGTGGCGGTAACGGCTGGCAACCGATAGCCACGGCGCCTGAAGGCGAGCGCGTATTGGTCAGCTACCTATTCCACGGTAGGCAGCGCCGAACGCAGGTAACGATCGCGGAAAAAAGCAATGGCAAGTTCATCTGGCCCAGCCGCTACTACGAAGCCGTCGCCTGGCAACCCCTCCCCCCGCCACCGGATGCGCCTGCCGCGACGGCTGCGCCCACTACGCCAGGCGAGGCGGTATGAGCAAGCCGCGCCTAACAACCACCCAGCTATACCCCATGGGGGTATATGCCAATCGCCGCTCCTACGCCAATACACGCAGCTTTAACGCGATATCTGAGAGGTACCTATGATCGCCTGGGTAGACGACGCTTGCAGATCCTGGGGTTTTTACGTGTACGAGCTGATCGACCCTCGAGACGGCTCTGTGTTCTACGTAGGCAAGGGCAAGGGCAATCGCTGCGATTCGCACGTCAACGATGCCAAAAATGGCGGCATTGGCAAGAAGGCCGAACGCATCCGCGCAATCATCGAAGCGGGCTTTGAAGTCACTACCAAGCTGGTGGCGTGGTTCGAGGACGAAGACGACGCCTTCGCTTACGAGAAAGTGCGAATTGCCAAGCGCGGGATGAGCACCCTAACGAATCTCAGCAAGGGCAGAAGCTGCAGCGCATACCCAAAGGCTGCCAACGATTGGAGCGAGCCATTGCATTCGGAGTGGGCAGAAACCATGCGGGCTCTCAAAGCACGCAATGCCAGCCAATCTGAAATACAGGCTGCATGGGAATCGTGGGAATCCAAGTGCATCAAGGCGGTGGTTTCTGCCGTGTCGGAGGCAAAATGATCAATTCCGTAGACCACCAGTGCCAAACGTGGGGCCGGCACAAGCGCTGGCTCGTCTATGGCACGCACAACGGCTGGCCGCCGCTGTCGTTGTTGGGCCGGCTGATCATCGAAGGCCCTGGCGCAGGTGAGCACACGTTCAAGCCGAAGCTGTTGGTGAGCGATGACCCACTCGACTACACACTGGTCAGTGTGGCGCTTGCCAAGATGGCCGCAACCCATGAGATGGAGGCGCCATATGCCGTCGTGTGGGCGCATTACTTCTTTGCGGGCTACGCCAAGCAGAAGGCCCCGATGATGAATTTGCCGCTGCGCCGCTACTGGGATCACTTGCAATCGGCGCACGCATTCATCATCGCGTGCGAGCCCGGGGACGTTTCACGTGAACTGGATTCGTGCGCACGAAGTTTGGCTTGCGCGTAAGTGCGCACTGACAGCACTATCTGACTCTAGCGTGGGGATGCTGTCGAATAGATAGCCCCGCGCACTTCTTCCCCCTGACCAGCGCTCCAACGCAGCGCTCGTCCTTCAGCCCGCTGTCACAGGCGGGCTTTTTTTCGCCTGCAGGTAACCGTGGCCGATAACACAACGCTCAATCTAGGCTCTGGCGGCGACGTCATTGCGACCGATGACATCGGCGGCGTTAAGCACCAGCTGGTCAAGCTCGAGTTCGGTGCGGCTGACTCGGCGACGCAGGTGAGCGCGGCCGCGCCCTTGCCTGTTGTCCAGACTGGCACGCTAAACGTTGGCACGGTCACGACGGTTACCACGGTTGCGGCCGTCACGGCTATCAGCAACGCCTTGCCTGCTGGCACGAATGCCATTGGCAAGCTTGCCGCCAACTCTGGCGTTGACATCGGCGACGTGGATGTCACGAGCGTCGTTCCTGGGACTAGCGCCACGAGCCTTGGTAAGGCGGTTGATTCTGTTGCGGGCGCGACCGACACCGGCGTAACGCCGCTCTACGTCCGCCAAGACACGCTCTCAGCTCTCACCCCGGCTGTCGGCGACTACGCTCCAGCTAAAGTCAACGCGAACGGCGCACAGTGGGTGGCAATCGGTGCTGGCGGTATCGCCGGCCAGGTAGACGACGCCGCCATCACGCTCGGCACGGCCGAGGGCATCCCGATTGTCGGTGCGTATAGCTCGACCAGGGATCTCATCGACTCTGGCGACGGCGGCATCCTCGCGATCAGCGTGCGCCGCGCGATGTACGTCATCGGCGACACGCTCATCTCGACGGCAAACAGCACCACGTCGAACCTCGCGGGTGCTGCGACCTTCACCGGCACGGGCGAGGATGTGTCGGACTTCTCGACCATCCAGATCAACGTCTTCAGTTCCCACGCCTCGGCCACCGATGGCTTGTCGTTGCAGCAGAGCTCCGACAACACGAACTGGGATCACACCGACACGTTCACCATCGCGGCGACGACTGGCAAGCTGATCTCGCTCCCGGTGCAGGCTCGGTACTTCCGCCTCGTTTACACGAACGGCGGCACGCTCACGACCAGCCTGCGCATCCAGGTGATGTACAAGGCGCACGTCACCAAGGGCTCGGCACAGCGCCCGGGCGATGCGATGACGAACGAGAACGATCAGGAGATGTGCCTGACGTTCGGCATGGGCTACAACGGCACGACGTGGGACCGGCTGCGTAGCGTCAACACGGGCTACTTGGGCGTCACGCCGCACTACGCGGGCACGGCAGCCTCGACCGGCACTGGCGCCTCGGGTGCGCAGACGCAGCGCGTGGTCACCGCCACGGACTCGACCATCGGCACGGTGACGACGTGCTCGACGCTCACGAACATCACCAACTGGGGCAACATCGTTGACGATGCGGCCTTTACGCCCGCGACGACGCGCGTGTCAATGTCCGGCTTCCAGGCGGATGAGACTGGCACTGACTCGGTAGACGAGGGTGACGCCGGTGCGGCGCGCATGACGCTTGACCGCAAACTCATCGTCACGCAGCAGCCGCACACGCAGGGTGGCCTTAACACTGCTGCTGGCTCGATCACGACGACGGTGACGTCTGTCAAAGCGTCTGCGGGCCAGCTGTACGGCTACTACATCTACAACCCGAACGCGTCAGTTGCGTATTGCCAGATCTTCGACCTCGCGACGGGCTCAGTGACGCTCGGCACGACGACGCCGAAGCTGTCGTTCGGAATTCCGGCGAGCTCCGCTGCAAACGTCACGTTCCCTAGCGGCGTCGCCTTCGGAACCGCTATCAGCATCGCATTCACAACGACGCGAGCTGGCAGCACGGCCCCAGGCTCCTCGGTCGATTACAACTTCTACCACTTCTAGCCATGGGCCGGCTCGTACTGCGTACCTCCGGCTCATCCGGTGGCGGGGGCAGCACGCCCGCTGACGGCGATCTGTACACGTTCACGAGCAACGTCTCGAGCACGGAGCTACCGGACAACGAGTTCCTGGGCGGCCTCACGGGCGCAATCGAATCGGGCACAAACAACACAGCGTTCTCGCGCAGTGGCTGGACGAAGCTCTCCGGTTCAACCGTGGCGGACTGGTATTACAGCAACGTTCGCTCGCTCAACCGGACCAAGTCCCTGCTGTACGACGGCACCGCGCGCGGCGAGTCGGACATCAATGGCGGCAATGCTCGCGGCACACAGCAATACGACTGGGGCGCTTCCGGCTGGCAAGAGCTCTACACCAGCACCTACTACTACTGGGACTACCCCCACATGGACGCGCTCACGCTCCAGTGGAAGGTGAACCGATGGTTGACGAACGACGATGCCGGCAGCGGCAATCCGCAAATTGTCGATGGCAACGACCCGAGCGCGTACATGTCGCACGTCACGGCGAACGACAACGTGTTCCTAGCCGGCTTTGTTACGGGAGCGGCTGACTGGGCTCAGTACTTCTCCCCGCCTGATGACTATTCGAGCGGGCCGGTGAAGATGATTCGCAATGCGTGGTTCCGCATTGAGACGTTCTTCAAAGAGAACAGTCCGGCAGGGACCAGCAACGGCACCTTCCGGGTGAAGGTGACGGAAGTTGCGAACCCGTCTAACACGTGGTCGCGTACGTACACGAACGTGCTGTTCCGTGGATCGGGCGATCATAGCAATCCGTTCCGATACTTCATCTACCAGAACTACCTCGGCAACTCCGCATTCGTCTACGGCGCCTGGGAGCAGTGCAAGCTCTACATGGACGACCATTTCATGTCGCGGCGCACGACTACCGGCGCGCAGCGCCGCGTGGAGATGATCGATGCGGCCACGGTGGGCGCTTCCACGAAAGTCGGCGTGATCCAGCCGCTCACGCAGCTGTCTGGCACCTCGCGCCAAGTGCGTATCAACAAGGGCCATTGGTCCTCGGTCGCGGGCAAGTACCTCGTCGAGTACGACGACACCAACACTGTCGTCACGACGATAGGACCGCTGTAGATGGCAACCGACAATTTTACCGGCTCAGCGACGACGCTAGCCACGCACGACTCGAACTGGCAGCTAGCCGACACGGGCTCGGGCGAATCGCTCGCTGACCTTGGCATTGACGGGTCTGGCTTCTGCGCGCTCACGGCGAACTTCAAAGCGCCGTTCGCGATGTACAACGGCACGGACTCCTCGCAGAAGTCCGAGATCGTCATCCCCGTGGGCGCATTCGCCACGGTGCCGGGTTCGGCTGCGATTGCAGTGCTGACGTGCGCAGGGTCGAGCAACAAGGGCTTCGAAGCGCGCATCGGCGCCTCGCAGCTCACCGGTCAGGTGGTGACAGCGGTACGCGTCGCGTCGAACGGCTCGTTCGTCTCTACGCCGTCGTTGAGCCCGACCATCGACACCGCGTCGGTCGCGCTCACGATGAGCCTGCAGCGCACGTCGAGCACGAACGTTAACCTGATCGTGAACGGCACGACCTACAACATCAACACAACCGGTGTGGACATCGCGACGGGGCAGGGCGGGTTCTATCTCGTCTCGGACAGCTCGATCGGCACGATCAAGATCGATAGCTGGACGAATGGCGTTGCTGGCGGCGTAACAGTCAAGCAACTGGCGGGACTCGGAGTGGGCTGATGCTTCTCCCGCTGCTACTCAACATCGACGCAGCCGCCCCTACGGGCACTGTGCCGAACGTGGTGGGCGAGACCCAGGCGCAGGCGACGACTGACATCGGCGCCGCCGGCTTCACGACGAGTGTCGCCACGGCGTACTCGAGCAGTGTGGCTGCAGGCCTTGTGATCTCGCAGTCCCCCACGGGCGGCAGCACTGCGGTGCTCGGCTCTGCAGTGACGATTACGGTGAGCCTTGGCGCAGCATCGAGTGGTGCCGGTCGGCCGCGTCGCCCGCGCACTCGCCGCTACACGATCCGCATCGAAGGTCAGATCTTCGAGGCCGATAGTGAGGAAGAAGTCGCCAGCATCCTCGAGCAGGCAAAGGCGCTTGCTGAGAAGGCGGCGAGGAACAAGGCCGACGAGATTGTTGAACGCGCATTGCCCAAGGCCGTGGCGCTTGGCAAGGTCAAGCCCATCGCCATCAAGGCGCCGACGATATCGGTGCCCGATGACCTTGCGGCGCTTGCAGACAGCACGCGAGAGGCGATTGCGAAGACCTACGCGAGCGAGTCGGCCAATGCTGAGCTACGGCTCCTGCTGGCTCTGCGCGCGGCTGAAGACGAGGACGAAGAGTTCCTCCTACTGCACTGAGCATGGCCGGGTAGCGCCCGCCCGCGTCCGGATAGCGTTAGACCGGATAGTCCTCCCTGATGAGCTATTGGGATAACTGGCCCGGCGAAAACGGGCATAGCGCGAGATGACCCCCGTGGGTTCGGGGTGATGACTAGACCACCTACCCAGTGATGGGACGGTTTAAGTGGTGGCTCCGCGAGCGGCAGGAAGTCCTGCGCGGCTCTAAGGTTCGAGTCCCGGCATCTCGCGCAGTACCTATTTATTAGCTAGGCGACCAAGCCGTAAGGCAGTCGTAACGAAATGACAACGGAAGACGGCGGGAAAGCTACCACCCAGTTCAAGCCAGGCAAGTCCGGTAACCCGGGCGGCATGACGAAAGAGCAGCGCGCGCAGATCGCGGTTGTGAGATCCGCCGCGCTCGAGCACTGCCCGCAGGCTATCCGTGAGCTCGTGGAGCTCATGAACTCCACTGACCCCAAGGTGAAGCTCGCGGCGTGTAACTCGATCCTCGATAGGGGGATGGGTAAGCCGGCGCAGGCGATCACGGGCGGCGATGAGGGTGATGCGCCGTTGCAGCTTGCGGGGGTGTTGAAGCTTGTCAAGCCTGCCGAGAAGGCATGACGCCGGTTGAGTTCGAATTCCCGGAGAAGCTGGGGTTTCTGTTTGAGCCGGCGCGCTACAAGGTCGCTTACGGCGGAAGAGATGGCGGGAAGTCCTGGGGCGTAGCCCGCTCCCTGCTTTTGCAGGGCGCGCAGGAGCCGTTGCCGATTGGCTGCTTCCGCGAGGTGCAGAAGTCCATCAAGGATTCAGTGCACCAGCTTCTGAGCAACCAGATCGAGGAGTTAGGGCTAGGGAACTTCTACGAGATACTGCGCGATGAGATCCGTGCGCCGAACGGGACGTTCTTCCGTTTCGCGGGCCTCTCGGCACAGACGCGGGACTCGATCAAGTCGTTCGAGGGTCTGAAGCGCGCTTGGGTTGAAGAGGCGCAATCGGTATCAAAGCGCAGTTGGGACATCTTGATCCCGACGATTCGCGCTCCTGACTCCGAGATCATCGTCACGTTCAACCCCGACATGGACACCGACGATACCTACCAAAGGTTCGTCGTTGACCCGCCACCTGGCGCAAAGGTGGTGAAGATCAACTACTACGACAACCCCTGGCGCTCAAAGGTGCTCGACGCTGAGCGCGAACAGATGCGGCTCAAGTCGCCTGACGACTTCGCGCACATCTACGAGGGGCATTGCCGCCCGGCCGTCGAAGGCGCGATCTACTACAAGGAAGTTTCTCGCCTGCGCAGCGAGAACCGGCTCTGCAACGCGCCGTATGACCCTATGCTGAAAGTGCATGTGGTCTGTGACTTGGGGTTCAACGACTACATGTCGTTGATCCTATTTCAGCGCCTGGCGTCAGAGATACGGGTCATTCGGTACATCGAGGATAGGGAGCGATATATCCCTAGCTACTCGCAGGAACTGAACGACCTGAAGTTGAACTACGGGACGCTATTCCTGCCACACGACGGTAAGGCCAAGCACCTCACGGGTGCCAGCGCCATGGAGCAGTTCCAGAAGCTCGGCTGGTCGGTGCAGATCGTGCCGAACGTTGATATCGAAATGGGCATCAAAAAGGCGCGCGAGGTATTCGGTCGCGTCTTCATCGACAGGACGAACGCGAGCGAGCTCGTGAATCGCCTCGGCCGCTACCGCCGCCGCGTAAACGTGGACGGGCAGGCATCGACCCCGATGCACGACGACGCCTCGCACGGCGCCGATGGGTTCCGTTACCTCGCATTGGTGGCTGACAAGGCCACGAACGACAAATTTGCAGTCAAGCGGGTCATAAATTATCCGCGACTAGGAGTTGTATGAGCGTCGATATTTTCAACCGCCTTCGCATCCTCGAGAAGAAGGTGGAGGCGCTCGAAGGGCTCGCGTCACCCACGCGACTGAAGCTCTTGGACGAAATCCTGGCTAAACACGAATCTCAGGCATGTGAGGAACGTCCTCGCACCCTTTCGCTTAAGAACTCGCAGCAGAAGGCCGGTCCCTCGCATGCCTGATACCCAACGTCTCCTGGCCGCAATCGACGCGGAGGAAGCTGACGCCTATGGCTCTGACTCTGACGGCCAATTGGCCGCAGAGCGTGCCTATGCGATCAACTTGTACCTCGGCAAGAACGTCGATCCGGTCATGGAGGGGCGCTCGTCCGTCATCGACAGGAGCGTGTTCGAGACAGTCGAGTGGATCAAGCCGTCGCTGTGCCGGATCTTCGCGAACGGCGATGGCGTGGTGGAACTGCCGCCTATTGGGCCAGACGACGTAGAGGCGGCGAAGCAGGAGGGCGAGTACCTCAACCACGTCGTCACGCAGAAGAACAACTGGTTTGAGATCTTCCTGAACTGGTGCACCGACGCGCTGCTCACGAAGAACGCGTATGCGAAGGCGTATCGCGACGTGAGCGTGGAGACGTCCGTCGAGCGCTACGAGCGGCAGACCGAAGCAGGGATTGCCGCATTGCTTTCCGACAAGGATGTAGAGGTTACCGGTCAGCGGGCCTACCCCGACCCTGACTACCAGCCACAACCGGCCCTCGATCCCATGAGCGGGCAGCCTGTCGCAGGCCCCGATGGCCAGCCCGTGATGCAACCGCCGCCGATCCTCTACGACGTCGAGTTACGTCGCCGCAGCGAGAAGGGCAAGGTCTGCATCAGGGTGCTTGCCCCTGAGCGCTGCAAGGTGTCCGAGCGCACGCCGTCATGGCGGTTGTCGGATTGCGACTACTTCGAGCACTGGGATTTCAAGACGATTTCCATGCTGCGCTCGGAGGGCTTTGAGGTCGCCGACGACATCGCTAGCGGCGAAGATCCTGAGACGCAGGAAGACCAGGCGCGCGACCAGTATCAAGAAGACAGCGACGGCGAGAACAAGATAGACCCGTCGATGCGCCGCGTGAAAGTGCGATCGATCTGGATTCGCCACGACTACGACGAAGACGGCATTGCCGAGCTCCTCTACGTCGTGCGGGTTGGGAAAGAGATCCTGTATCAGGAAGAGGTGGGGCGCATCCCCGTAGCCTGCATCGTGCCGAACCCACTTCCGCACCGTCACGTGGGCTTGTCCATTGCGGACATCACGGCGGACATCCAGCGCATAAAGACCGCGATCCTGCGCCAAGGGTTGGACAACCTCTACCTGTCCAACAACACGCGCCACGCGATCACGAGCAAGGTCAACCTCGACGACATGCTCATGAACCGCCCGGGCGGCGTGGTGCGCATCGAGGAGGGCGGCATCCCCGCCAACGAGGTCATGCCCCTTGTCACGCCGTTCGTGTTCCCGCAGGCGATGGAGGGGTTGGAGTACATGGATCAGGTGCGCGAGAACCGCACCGGGACCAATCGGTACTTCACCGGCATCGACCAGAACGCGATGAACAAGACGGCGACTGGCATTCAGCAGTTGTCGTCGATGGCGGCGCAGCGCGTCGAGCAGATCGCTCGGATCATTGCGACCGGCGTCGAGGATCTGTTCAGCATCGTTCACGAGTTGATCCTCAAAGCCGGGCACCAGAAAGAGGTGGTGCAGCTGCGTGGCCAGTGGGTCGAGGTTGACCCGTCCACGTGGAAGAAGCGCAGCGACTTCCGTATCGCGGTTGGCTACGCGGCTGGCAACAAGGATGCGCTGGTTCAGAAGCTCATGATGATCATGAACTTCCAGAAGGAAGCCATGATGGGTGGCCTGCCTATTGTGCAGCCGCAGAACGTCTACGAGGCCGGCATGGAGTTGATCAAGGCCTGCGACATGACGTCCCCGCAGCGCTTCCTTACCGAGCCCTCGAAGGCCCCGCCGCAACAGCCGCCGCAGCCTGACGTCACTGTCGTCGCGGCCGAGAAGATCAAGTCAGAGACCGCGTTGCAGGCGAAGCAGCTGGACGTCGCACAGAAAGAGCGCGACAGCGTGCGCGACTTCGAGATCAAGAAGGCCGAGCTACTGATGCAGCCGCAGCTTGAGCAGATGAAGGCCGAGCATGCGACGCACCTGAAGGACAAGGAAGCGCAGACGCAGGCGAACCTGAAACACCTCGAGGGTGAGCATCAGGTGAAGCTCAAGAACATGGACGCCGCGAAGTCTGACGATGAAGTCGTTGGCGCCCGGCTGCGCGCACAGACGGCGGAGGAGAAGTTCGGAGAATTGGAGAAGGTCATGAAGACCTCCCTCTCGCAGATCGGCGAGATGTTCAACGCTATCACGCAGACCAAGCGACGCATCAAGCGCGGCAAGGACGGGCGTGCCGAGGGCGTGGACATCCTCACGCCGGACGGTCAAGTCATCGCCTCGCAAAAGGTCGAGCGCGGTGCTGACGGGCGCGTGGTGGGGACGTCGTGACCCCCGAGCAATCCATCGAGCGCGCCAACCGCGCGGAGAAGCTGGTCACAGACCCACTGCTCAACGAGGCGTTCGAAACGCTGCGCGCGAAGATCATCGCGAACATCGAGGAAGCCCCGATTCGTGACAAAGCCGGCGTTCACGAATGCCGGCTCATGCTCAAGGTGCTCACGAGCGTCAAGGGGCATCTTGAGCAAGCAGTGCGGGATGGCAAGGTCGTCCTGCACAGGCTCGAGGAGCGAAAGAGATTCGAGAAGGCGCTTGAAGATGAGAAGCGCCGCCAATCGCCAGCTGAATTCTCAGCTGGCTATCACAGCAGAAGGTAGATAGATGCAAACCCAGGACCAACCGGCCACCCAAGCGGCGCCGGAGTCGATGAGTATTGCCGACAGAGTCGCGGCACAGTTCGGCCTCACTGACGATCCGCCTGAACAGGCGGCAGCTGCACAGCAGCAAGAACCAACGGACGCAGCACCGGCCGCCGAGGATGTCGATACGGCATCCCAAGCGGAAGCGCCTGCCGAAGAGTTCACGGAAGTGGAGTACGAGGGCCAGCGATATCAAGTCCCGAAGGCGCTTGAGAAGGCGATCCTTCAGGAGCGGGACTACACGCAGAAAACCCAGAAGATCGCCAATCAGGCGAAGGAATGGGAAGCCGTGCACGAGCAGGGGCGCCTGCATCGGCTGCGCACGGAGTTCGAGGCGAGCGTCAAGGACGAGCTCACGCAGCTCGGCGCTTACGACTCAGTCCTCAATCAGCCTATCGAGTGGGAGAAGGTGCCTGATTCCGAGGTGCCGCGCCTGCTCGCTCAACGCAACCAGTGGAAGGAGAACCGCGAGGCAATCGCGCGCGCTCTACAGGCGAAGCAACAGGAGTTCGGGCAGAAGTACGAGCAGGCCGTGGGCGAGGCGAAAACCAAGTCCCTCGACGCCATCTCGAAGCAGATCCCGAACTGGTCTGAGGCGACGCTGAAAGAACTGCGCGACCACGCGAAGACCGATGGCTACACCGACGCTGAGTTGGCCGCTATCGACCTCGATCCCCGCCACATCAAGACTCTTCACAAGGCGATGCAGTACGACAAGCTGATGGCCAGCAAGGCCAAGGCCGTACAGACCGCCGCCAAGGCGCCCCCGATGGTTAAACCCGGGCAACAGCGCCCCATGTCGCAGGCCGTGAAAAACGACCTCGCGCTCCGCAAGGCTCAAGCCAGCGCCGCGACCTCAGCCGACAAGGCTCGAATCATCGCGCAGCGACTGGAGAGCCGTTTCTAACTCCCCAGCGCCCATGCACGGGCGAGACGCAAGCAAGCGTCAAGGATGCAATGAATGACTGTTCTGACTAACACCACGCTGACCTACGGTGTCAGCTCGACCGGCGGTCTGCGAGAAGACCTGTCGGACGTGATCTTCGACCTCTTCCCCGAGGACACCTACCTCCTCTCGAACCTCGACCGCGAGGAAGCCAACGCGACCTACACCGAGTGGTTGGGTCAAGAACTCGCGGCGCCGGGCGCGAACATCCAGGTGGAAGGCGACGACGCCTCGTTCGCCTCGCTCACTCCCCCGAGCCGCTACGGTTCGTACCTGCAGATCAGCTCCAAGACCTTCCTCGTGTCCGACTCGTTGGAGTCTGTCGTCAAGGCGGGACGCAAGAGCGAAGTCGCTCGCGGCGCCATCGTCAAGATGCGCGAACTGAAGCGCGACATCGAAACCCGCATCGCCGGCAACGGCATCTCGACGGTGGGTGGCGCGGCCACGGGACGCTCGACTGCCGGCATGGAAAGCTGGATCGGCGGCGTGACGGCTGACCCTGGCTCGACGACCGCGAACGCGGTGCGTGCGACCACGACTGCCAACACGGCGACGACCCCTGCGGTGACCTCCGGCACGGCCGGCACTGCGCCGACTGACGGCTCGACCACGGGCTCGCTGACGTATGCGGTTCTGAACCAGGCGCTCATGGGCGCGTGGGCTCAGGGCGGCAACCCGTCAACGATCCTTGCGGGTCCTGTGCAGAAGGCGGCTATCGACGGCTTCGCCGGTCAGGCAACGCGTTTTATCGACGTGAAGGCTGGCCAGCAGGCGCCGATTGTGGGCGCTGCCAACGTGATCGTGTCGGACTTCGGCACGCACAAGGTGATCCTGCACCGGTACATGCGATCGAGCGTCGTGCTCAACATCGATCCGGACTTCTGGGCGATTCGCTGGCTGCGCAAGCCGCTCAAGCGAGAGCTCGCGAAGACGGGCGACGGCACGAAGTATCAGATCATCGCCGAATGGGCCTTGGTGGCGCGCAACTGGCGCGCTTCGTCCAAGGTCGTGGCGTGCACCTGATGTGACCTAGCTAGGGGCCCCATCACGGGGCCCCTACTTCATGGAGACAGCGTGAGCGAGATCCTCGACTACGACCCGGTAACCGGGATTACCCACTACTTCGACTTCGACGAGGCTACCGGTGAGGCACACATCCGCTCGGAGGCCGATATCGAGCCCGTGTTGGAGTACAACAAGAAAGTCGCCAACGCGAATATCGACGCAGCTGGGATCAGGCAGTCCTGGTGGACATACGCCAAGATTCCACCCATCTGGTTCCTCAAGTTCCGAGCGCGTGGGTTCAAACTCGACGGTAGCGACGATACCGAACGATTGCTGGCTGAGATCAACACCCACGCGCCTGCACTGAAGTGCACGCAGTTGAACCACGGTGGGAAGCTGAAAATCGTCCACGATCTGGGCGGCAAGACGACGGAAGGATGATGAACGCAGTCATCAGCAACGAGAAGCTGCAGCGCCTGTGGCAGGCCAAGCAGCTCGCAGAGCGGCGACAGAGCAACGAAGCATGGGCCATTGTTGAGCCCTACCTGCTCGAAGACCCGCACGACATACACGCCCTGGACATCGCGGCGTACACATTCGAGAACGCTGGCAATCCCGTGGTTGCCAAGGCGCTTTATCAGCAGATCACAAACGTAGCGCCAACGGCATCGCAGTCGTGGTTGAACTACGGGCGCGCGGCCGAGGATCTGTGGCTGACCGATGAGGCAGAGCGCAGCTACAAGAAAGGCTTGACGCTCACCAAGAGCGACGACTCCCGCTCGATGCTGTATGGGAACCTCGCGGCCCTATGCATCGATAACGGACGGTTTGAAGAGGCACACGAACACGCGAAGAAGTGCTTGGAGTTCAACCCGGATAGCAAAATCGGGAAGTCTAACCTGGGTTTCTGTCAGCTCGCGCTTGGGAACTTCGCGGAAGGGTGGAAGAACTACCACCTGACCTTGGGCACGTCGTGGCGCACGCTCGAGCAATACAACAACGAGCCTGAGTGGGACGGCACGATGGGCCAGACGGTGGTCCTGTACGGCGAGCAGGGCATCGGCGACGAGGTTTGCTTTGCATCGATGGTGCCTGATGCCATTGCGGTATCGAAGAAGGTGATCCTCGACGTGGACAAGCGCTTGGCGCCGCTGTTCCGTCGCTCCTTCCCGCAGGCCAAGGTCTACGGCACGCGCGCGGCGCAGCCCGGCACGAAGCCGTGGGACAAGGAAGATAGGGACTTCGATGCGTCCCTTGCGCTCGGCCAGTGTGGGGAGTTCTTCCGCACCTCGCAGGAGTCCTTCCCCTCTGGCGCCTACCTCACGCCGTGCCCTGAGCGCACCGCGATGTGGAAGGCGCTGTTTCAATCAAAGGGCAAGCCGGTGATCGGCATTGCATGGTCCGGTGGCATCCCGAAGACGGGCGCGAAGTTTCGCCGCGCGGCGGTTGAGGACTGGCTGCCGGTGTTCGCTGCCATCGACGCGCACTGGGTTTGTCTTCAGTACAAGGACGCGGCGGACGAGATTGCGGAGTTCACGAAGAAACACCCGCACGTTGACCTCGTGCAATACCCGTGGGCGACGCTCACGAAGGATTACGACGATACGGCGGCACTGGTTGCCGCATGCGATGCGGTCATCTCCCTCCCGACCGCTGTTGTGCATCTCGCCGCCGCATTAGGCGTGAAGACCATGGCGATGCACGCAGAGAGGAAGTGCTGGAAGTTCCATTCCGGCCTCCCGTTCCATCCCGATGTGAAGCTCATTGAGCACGGCAAAGGATGGGGCTACGCGCTGTCGGAAGTCGCGAAGCAGGTGAGGAAGTTCGTATGAAAAGTCCGGCATCTATTGAGCGAATTTGGACTGACGGATACGACATCCCGCATGAAGGAATTGCGCCGTCCGGATACGTTCACGATGAACTTGGCGGGCTGCATATGCAGTACATGACGAACGAACGATTCCCGATGATCACCCGAGAGGCAATGCGGGCTGATGTGGCCGCAGGGAATGGGTGGGGATACTTCTTTGCGAAGCTACCGGAATGCCGCAAGAAGCTATACGCCAGCGATTCTGGTTGGTTTGAAATCCCATATGAGAACGACCTACTGATTGCGGAGGGCACCTGATGCTCCGTATCTTCGTCGGAGTGGATGAGCGCCAGCCGCTCGCCTACAGCGTGCTGCAGCACTCGATCTATCAGAATTCTTCCGAGCCCGTGGCGATGACGCCGCTGATGCTGAAGACCCTTCCGGTCAAGCGTCGCGGCCTCACGCAGTTCACGTACTCGCGCTTCATCGTCCCATGGCTATGCGGCTTTCGTGGCCGCGCGCTGTTCCTCGACGCCGACATGGTCGTCACGGGCGACATCGCGGAGTTGTTCGATAACGACGACTACGCATCACCGGTGCTGGTGAACCAGGACCAGGCGCGCTTCGAGTGGGCGTCGGCGATGCTGTTCAACTGCGACAACTGCAAGGTGCTCACTCCGGCCTACGTCGATGACGAGTCGCACCAGCTGCTCGACTTCGCTTGGACTGACCACGGCGCGGGGATGCAGATCGGGCGATTCCCGGCTGAGTGGAACGCTGCCGTGGGGTACACCGACCCCACGGGCGCTTCGCTATACCACTACACACAGGGCGTGCCGTGCCACGCGGAGACGCGCGGCTACCATGACGGCCCTTGGGTCGCGGCGTTCAAGGACATGGTGCGGACCTGCTCATGGGCTGACCTCATGGCGAACAGCGTCCATGCGAAGCACGTCTATGAGCGATTGAAGAAACGTGCTTGAGCATCAAGGAGTGTTCATTCGTCCTAGTCGGTAACGACCGGCCTTGGGCCAAGCTGATGGTGGAGTCGGTGCGCCGGCATCACCCGGGCGTGAAGCTCGTGCAGATGTCGGACCTTGACACGGACTGCATAGCCGACGAGGTGATCCGCCGTCCCTATGACGGGCGGATGATGACCTTCCGCCTTGAGCACCTCGCGGCCTATCCGCACACGCGGATGCTGATCCTCGACGACGACTGCGTGGTGAAAGCGCCATTGAACGTGGGCTGGGACTTTGATGTCGCGCTCACGCGGCGCACGGTGGCTTGCCACTTCGACGGCGTGAACATGGCCGAGGTCTGTCCGTACAACACGGGCGTGATGTTCTCGACGGGAACTGACTTTTGGAAGGTGTCGGCGAATGTCTGCCGCGCACTGCCGGACAGGTTCCAACGCTGGTGGGGCGACCAGATGGCCGTGGCTGTTACCGCAAAGCGCGGTGGCTACTCGGTCTTGGAGCTCGACGCGAATCGCTACAACTGGACGCCAAAGAGCCGCGAGGACACCTCGGACGCGCTCGTGTGGCACTACAAGGGCTTGAGGAAAGAATGGCTCTCATAACGGACGAGTACAAAAAGACGCAGGAAGAGTTGCACGCGAAGGGCAACTACGGCGTCACAGGCGCGAAGTACGCGCCTCTCATCGTCGAGATGCTGAACAAGCTAGAGGTGAATCACCTGCTCGACTATGGCTGCGGGTCGAACCTGTCGCTTGGCCGCTCGCTGAAAGGCGTGAATCACAAGTTCAAGTACCAGGCCTACGACCCGTGCGTGGAGGCGTACTCCTCGCCCCCAGTACCTGCCGAGATGATCGCCTGCATTGACGTGCTGGAGCATATAGAGCCGGAAAACATCGACGAGGTGTTGGATCACCTGATGCGCCTTACGGAGGCGGTTGCGTTCATCTCGATCAGCACGGGACCTGCCAAGAAGGTCCTGTCCGATGGGCGGAACGCGCACATCCTGCAGCGTCCACCTGAGTGGTGGCTGCCGCGCCTCATGGCCCGCTTCGACCTGCAAACGTTCCAGGTGACGGGGGACGAAGACTTCTACGTGGTTCTCTACGCTCGCGGACTGGTCGAAGACACCAGCGGACAAAAGGCTAACTAATGGCTGTTACCACGGGCTACACCTCACTCCTAGCGAATGTCGCTGACTGGCTATCGCGCGGTGATTTGACCTCGCAGATCCCCGTCTTCGTGCAGAACTGGGAGGAGAGGTTCTTCCGAGACCCCAAGAACTGGGGCCCGTGGCTTGAGACCTCGTACTCAACCGCGATGTCCGCAGGCGTGAGCGCGGTTCCGTCCGGGTTCCTCGCGTGGAAGAATGTCTATATCTCGATGACGCCGACCCGGCGCTTGTCGCCGGTTGGGCTCTCGCAGCTATACGACGACTACCCGCGTAGTGGCTCAAGCGGCATCCCGAACCTGATTGCGCGGAACGGCGCGAACTTCGAATACGGCCCGTACCCGTCGTCCAACTTCACGGTTGGCGGCACGTACTACGCCAAGCCCACGGCGCTTCGCAGCTACTCAACTGGTGGCGCTGATGCCGTTGCGCACTATCTCATCCTCAACGCGCCTGATCTCCTGCTCTACGGCGCGCTCCTCGAGGCCGCTCCGCTGATCAAGGACTCCGAGCAGATCGGCACGTGGCAGGGCTTCTACGGCGCCGCGCTCGACGCGTACCAGAAGCTCCAGAAGGCCACGAATATTTCCGGTGGCCCGATGCAGGTGCGCGTGGGATGAGCCTCGCATCGACGATTGTCAGCTTCGGCGATTGGATGCCGGATCAAGCTGATCTTGGCAACATGGGGCTGACGGTTGCCGAGAATGTGATCCCAACAGACGGCGGATATGTCCCGTATGTGCCGCTCGTTGCCGGATCATCGACAGCGATTGCGGGAGTGAATGGCGCATACCCGTATGCAAACAGCAACCCGACGTCTGGCGCGGTTGTGTACGGTCTCGTGGCCGGCAATCAAAGCACGCTGTTCATCATCAACCCGCTGACCAACGTGTTTCAAACGGTGGGCGGGGCCTACACCTCCAGCGAGTATTGGCGGTTCGCTCAGTTCGACAATGTGATCATCGGCACGAATGCGGTTGACCTGCCGCAGCGATTCACGATTGGCTCGAGCGCGTCCGTATTGGGCTCGGCCCCCGGAACTGCGCCAGCCGCTCAGCACGTAGCGGTGATTAACCAGTTCCTCGTTCTCGGCGATTTGCCGGGAAGTGCCACCGGGCCGTATACGCTCCGCTGGAGCGGCATCAACGACTACGACTCATTCCCAACGCCTAATTCTGCTACCGCCATCGCGCAGCAAGCCGGATCGCAAATCATGCCGGCCGCTGGTGGCACCGTGACTGGCATCACGAATGGCGACCAGTTCGGGATAGTGTTTCAGCGCGCCCGCGTGTCCCGCATGTCCTATGCCGGCCCTCCGGCTGTATTCAGCTTCGACCCCATCGACATCGGTCGCGGGTGCTTCTACCCGAATTCCATCGTACAGGTTGGAGGCCTTGCGTACTTCGCTTCAGGCCTCGGGTTCTTCGTGACTGACGGCGTAAGTGTCACGTCGATCAGCAACGAGAAGATAGACAAGTATTTCGGAACGTTGATCGGGGCGTCTCCAGGGACGGCAATCGTTGGCGCGGTGGACTATGACACCAAATGCGTGATGTGGAGTCTCAACGGAACGAAGATCCTGCACTTCAACTACGAGCGTAAGCAGTGGAGTGTGGCCAACGAAACATCGGACTGGTTAGTCAATGGCATTCAACGCAGCTAGCTTCCGCCCACGCGCTTTCAAGAGCGGCGTGATGTCCACGTTTACCGGAACACCCGGAACGGCGCTACTCACAACCGGTGACGTGGAGTTGAATACTGCGGGCCGTGCGTTCGTTGCTGGCGTAAAGCCGCACGTCGAGTCAACTGGTACGGCGCCAACAGTCACAGTCCGCATCGGGTCGCGCAATGATCTTGCGAGCGTGCCGACCTACACGGCCACCACTACGCCAACGACTCGCACCGGATTCGCGGACTTCCGCGTGGATGCGAAGTACCACAGGGCAGAAGTTCAGATCGTTGGGAACTTTCGCAAGGCCACGGGGCTGGAATTCAAAGCAGGCCCATCAGGAAGTGCGTGAACGTCTTCTGCCTGGGCTGCGAGCAAATCGACAGCCTATGGCCCGCGTTTGGGCACCACTTAGAAAGGTACGAGCTGGAAGGCTACGACTACGCGGAAGCAATCCGCGCTGACCTGCGCATTGCGCAGAAGCAGCTGTGGGGCCTGCAGGGCGATGACGGAAAGATAGCCGGCATTGTCGTGACGAAGATTACCGACACGCCCAAGGGCAGTCGGTGCGACATCCACGCCGCGTGCGGCACGTCGCAAGGCATCAAGCAAGCAATCGAACTAGTTCTCCCGTGCATCGAGGAGTGGGCCAAGGCAATTGGCTGCACCGGCGTGCGCGTGGAGGGGCGAATGGGCTGGAAACGAGTGTTGGATTACCCGCAGGCCGGCGTGATCCTCGAGAAGGAGTTGTAGATGGGATCGAGCAGTCAGACGCAAACGTCGCAGCCGCCGAAGTGGCAGCGCCCGTACATCGAGTACGGCATGGGGCAGGCGCGGAATATCTACGACTCTGGCCACAACGTCGTCGCACCCATCTCGGGCGAGACTGAGACCGGGTTGAAGGGCATTCAGTCCATCGCGGGCAACAACGGGTTCACCGGGGCTGCGACAGGGCTTGCGCAGAACACGCTCAACGGTGGGTTTCTGAACTCCAACCCCTACCTCGACCAGACGTTCAACCGCGCGGCGATGGCCACACAGGGTCAGCTGGCGTCGCAGTTTGCAGGCGCTGGACGGAACGTCGATGCATCCGAGGGGCTGCGTTCACAGCAGCTTAACGACCTCGCCTCGCAGATATACGGTGGGAACTACCAAGCCGAGCGTGACCGCCAGCAGCAGACGCTCGCCATGTCGCCGCAGCTCAACCAGGGCCAGTACGCCGACTTCGACCGCATGTTAGGCGTCGGTGCCGCGCGCGAGGGCTACAACCAGCAGCAGCTGGATGCGCCTGGCATTGCGCTCGACCGCTACCTGGGCCGCGTTGGCGGTGGCTACGGTTCGAGCGTGAAGACCGCTGGCGGCGGTAGCCCGTGGGCCGGGCTCCTCGGCGCCGGCATCCTGGGAGGGCTTTTCTAATGAGCTTCATGCCCATGGACCCTGACAGCCCGCTCTATCGCATGTTGAACCCCGGCATGCCTACCGGCGGCGCAATGGGCGGTCTAGGCGGACTTCTGGGCCGTGGGCCGTCGTGGCTCCCGCCTGGCGCTGCCATCGGGCAGCAGCCGCGCCAAGGGCTGCGTGGGTTGCTATCGGACCCGAACCTCGGCCTCGCGCTGCTCGCTAACTCCGGCCCCTCCGCACAGCCGCGCTCGTTCGGACAGATACTCGGCACGTCGGCTCTGCAGGCGAAGCAGATTCAGCAGGATCAGGCGGACGCTGAGTTCAAGCGGAAGTACATGGAGGCGCAGATGGGCGCCATGCAGGCGAAGGACCAGAGCCCGCAGTCCGTTAAGGAATACGAATACGCCGTGAAGAACGGCTACAAGGGTTCGTATCAGGATTGGACGGTGGCTGGCGGCCAGACCTCGCGCCCGTCATCGGTGCAGGAGTGGGAGTTCTACAAGGGACTCGGCCCAGAGGAGCAGAAGCGGTACTTGGAGCTCAAGCGCAACCCGAATTGGAAGCTTGGCGACATCAACCAGATTCCCACCGTTGTGCAGGGTCTTCCTGGCGGCGGCGTGCAGACTACCCCGCTGTCCACGCTTCCGCAGGTGTCGGCGTCCGCTGAGACGGTGAAGCAGGCAGAAGGTCGCGGCGGTGCTGTCGGCAAGACGCAGGGTGAGATCACTGGCGGCATCATGACCAAGGGGTCTAACGCTGTGAACGTGCTCGACATGACCAAGGAAGCACGCAATCTGCTCAAGGATTCCACCGGCTCACTCGGTGGCACTGGCTTGGACAAGGTGGCCGCATCTCTCGGTGTCTCGACCAAGGGCGCCCAGGCCGGGGCACAGCTGAAAGTCCTTCAGGCCGGCCTCATGACCAACATGCCTCGTATGGAAGGCCCGCAGTCCGACGCTGACGTGAAGCTGTACCAACAGGCCGCAGCGCAGATCGGCGACACCACGATCCCCGTGGAAACCCGCGCGGCAGCGCTCGACACGATCGACTACCTACAGAGGAAGTATCAGGAGCGCGCTAAGGGTGGTGGAAATGGCGGCTCTGGCGGTGGGAAAGACGACCCGCTGGGGATTCGCTGATGCCGACGTTTCAGGAAGTCCGCGACAAGTATCCGCAGTACTCGGACATGTCGGATCAGCAACTGGCCGAAGGACTGCACAAGAAGTTCTACTCCGACATGTCGTTTCAGGACTTCGCAGCGAAGGTTGGCTACAACGCAACTCCGCAGCAGCCCTTCCCCGACGTCTACGCAGGCGCGGGCGGCATGAATCCGTTCCAGTCGCTGATTCAGGGCACCACAGAGAAGACTGGGCAGGCGCTCGGCTTCACGCCGGAGAACATCACAGAGACGAAGAACGTGCTAGGCCCTGCCGAGGCTGCCATGCAGGCGGCGTCTGGCGCTGGCGCCCTCCCGCTCTCCGGCATTGCCGGCGCAGGGCAGGGGTTGTGGAACCAGACGGTTGGCAGGTTCGTGCCTGAACTGAAAGGCCCGCAGGCCGCTCAACGCGTGCAGCAGGTGCAGAGCGCGCTTACCTACGAGCCGCGCAGCGCTGTGGGCAAAGGGTTCTCGCAGGTTGCTGCCGCTCCCGGCCAGGCGTACTCCGCTGGCACGAACTACCTCGGCGAGAAGACTACGGACGTCACCGGTTCCCCGCTTGCTGGCGCGACTGTGAAGACCCTCGCTGACATCGCGCCGTCACTGATCGGCGCTCGAGGCATCACGAAGGGCGCACCTAAGCAGCCGGGGCCGAAGCTGAACGGCGCGTATGAGCCGGTTGGGAAGTTTGACGTGCCGACGACGGAACAGCTGCGCACGGCGACGAACGAGGCGTACAGCGCTGCCAAGGACTCTGGCGTTATGGTGTCGGCCGACAATTACGGCAAGGCGCTGACCAGCGTGCGCGACATGGTGACGAAGGAGGGCATTGACCCGACTTTGCACCCGAAGACCACGGCCGTATTGAAGCGGCTGGAAGGCGCTCAGGGTAAGCCGCTCACGCTTCAGGAAGCGGAGACGCTGCGGAAGATCGCGCTCGATGCCGAAGACGACCTTAACCCCGTCACGCGTCAGCCCACGCCGGATGCGCGCCTGGCAGGCAAGGTTGTGGACGAGCTCGACACGAAGATCGACGAGCTCAGCACGAACGATGCCGCGCGTGCGCTGAATCGACGGAAGAAGAACTCCGAGATGATTGATCGAATGATCACCCGCGCGGAGATCAAGGCGGGCGCTCACTACACGCAGGCGGGCATGGAACACGCGCTGCGGCAGGAGTTCAAGCAACTGGCATTGAACGACCGGCGTATGCGATTCCTCACCCAAGAGCAGAAGGCAGCTGTGCGTCGCGTTGCTGAAGGCGGGAAGGTAGAGAACACCCTGCGCACGCTGGGTAAGTTCGACCCGACGACGGGCGGCGTAGCAGCCGCTGCGAGCATTGGTACAGGCGCCGGCCTCGCGCCGCTCACGGGCGGGGCCAGCATGACCCTGCCTTTGCTAGGCGTGATCGGTCGTCGCGCGGCTACGAAGATGACGGAGAGGAACGTGAACGCCGCGCGCGAGGCGCTCGTCGGTCGCGGCACTAACGCAGACCTACTGAACGGAGGGCCAGCCACGCAACCGCTCGTGGCACCGCGAGGAGCGCTCGGCGGATCGGCCCCTCGCACGTCGGCGCAACTTCGGAAAGAAATCGCGAGCCTGGACCTCGAAGTGCAGCGCCTGGCAACGATGGGACCGGCGTCAAATACGGTGCGTGCGGCGGTTGAATCGGAAGTGGCACGCCTCCGGAAAGAATTAGCAGCTGCCGAAGCTCAAGGCGAACGGCCTTAGCCCACCGGTATGTCGCCAAATCAACAACTTTCGGCAATCCAGCCATTGAGCCGGGAACTGTAGCGCAATGGGCCTGGAAAAGCTCCCCGTGGTTGACCTGGATAACGTCAACCACCGTAGGCGCGCGCGCGAAACAATCAACAAGATCCTCAACCACCAATTTGACGATAGTCGATCGCAGACCTCAGCCGAGACGCTGGCTGGCGTCACCCCGGTAAACCCCGCCTGGCCGCCCGGGGACCTGCGCCGCTACGGCGGGGTAGGGGACGACTCCACTCTTAATGATGGCCCGTTCGTGGCTGCCATGGCCCAGGCGGCTCAGACCGGTGGCGCGGCGATCTACGTCCCCCAGGGGACGTTCCGCATCAGCGACGACGTGGTGTTCTCCTCGAACGTCACCGTCTACGGTGACGGAATGTTCAAGTCAGTCATTCGCCAGACGGTGGCGGACACGAACCACTTCACCCTCACGTCCATCAGCAAAGTGCTGATCTACGACCTCGGGTTCATCGGCACCGCGTCCACGGCGACGCACGCCGGCATCAACATGGCGGAGTCCAATGACATCACCATTGAGCGGTGCCGATTTACGGAGATGTCCTTCATCGCTATGAAGGTCGCCGGCACGACCTCGTCGAACAACAAGCGGATCTTCATCCGGAACTGCTACGGCCACGACTGGCAGGCGTCGGTCATGCCGGATGCGGGTCTCATCGGATTCCTCGACTACTCGATGGACTGCGAAGCCACGGGCAACACGATGGTCGCCTCCACCGCGTACTACAACATCCTCGTGCAGAACACGAGCGGCGTGGCTAACACCTACTGCCGTGGCATCAAGTTGAACGGGAACATCACGCGCGGCACCCGCGCCTACGCCATCGTCTGCTACCGCACGAACTTGAACGGTGAGATCGAGGATATCGACATCTTCGACAATGAGTGCGCGGACATTGACGGCGCGATCCTGAGCGGCTCATCAGGCGCAGGGATCTACCTGCAGGGGTGCAGGAACATGCGCGGGGGACGGAACAAGTACAAGAACACGAACATCAACACCGCCAACGAGACCCTGGCCCCCGGCGCGCTTGCGATCAACACCCCGCGCGGCCCGCATACCTTCATCGGCGAGCAGATCGAAGATCCGAACTGGTACGGCGTGATGGTCGTGAACAACAGTCTTGCCTCGAGCATCCGCGTTGAGGCGCAGGTGAACGGGAATGCGAAAGCGGCGCTGTATGTAAAGGAGGCCGGCTCCTGCGACTTCTCCAACTCCCAGATCGTCTGCGATAGCGGCGTGAAGGCCGTGAGCTGCATCAACACCTCGGCCCTGTCGGGGCTTAACCTGAACAGCGTCACGATCACCGTCGCGTCTGTCACGGCGCCCGTTGACCTCACCCTGATCGACCACGTGAAGGCGAATGGGCTCACGATCCACGGCACCGGGTCAGGCTCGTACATCGGCTTTCAGGCCGACTCTTGCGACTACGTGAACGTTGGGGATGCGGTGATTGACATGGGGACGGGCTCCTCGGGGCTGTCGTTCAACCTCGCGAACTGCACCTACGTGCGGGTTGCTAACACCACGATGATCAACGACGGCTCCTCGGCCTGCGTCGGCACGGCAGGCACCTGCACTGGCTCGAATTTCGACAAAAGCAATCAGTACGCGTCCAACGTGTTCAGCAACGGCGGCACGGGGTGCCGCATTGAGTTTATCAACTCGTCCAATCCAGCCTCTGGCACGAATGCCAACGGCGACACGCGATGGCACCCGTCCCCGGCGACTGGCGGCTCCCCTGGCGCAATCCTGACCGGCGCCGGCTGGCGGGCGATGGCGAACATTGCATGACCCCTGACACCCGCATCACCCAACTCGAAATCGAGCACGCCCGGCTATCCACCTCTGTGGATCACCTGTCGGAGTCGGTACGAGAGCTTACGAAGACGGTGCAGGACCTTCGCGACACGATGAACAAAGGTCGTGGCGCGATATGGGTCATCGTCGGTGCGTCCACGTTTCTCGGTGGCGCCATCAGCGCAGGGATTACGAAAATCATCACCCCATGAGGCGCAAACCCGTGGACCCACATCTGCCGGACGAATTCTCACGTGACCACGGTAACACCGCGCGAGCGACAAACAGCAACGAGTTCCACGGCATCGGCATGACCACTGCGGTGGTGCTCGGCATCTTGTCCGGGCTCGCGTTCGGGTCGGCGGCGTTCTCGATGTGGCAGCTCACGCAGACCGAGCGCGAGACGCGAATGCTCGAGTACTACTTGTTAGAGCTCGACGCGAAGGTGATCGCCGCCGGCATCAAGAAGCCGGAAGACGCGATTAGCAAGAAACTGGATCAATCGAAGGAGTAGCTATGTCTGGCGGCGGCGGCGGAGTGATCATCATCAAGAACCTGAAGACGGCGCTCTCACTGAGCGCGATCCCGAGCGGCAAGGTCCGCGTCTGGCACGTCTTCGTCCTCACACACCTCCTCACCTACCTCGCGGGCAAGTTGTTCTAACGTGCCAACCTGGCTCCAAGTCCTGCTCACCGTCACGTCGGTCGCTGGCCCGTGGGTGGCCGGCTACTTCGGCGTGCAGCGCGGCATGGCGGTAGGGCTTGCGGTGCATGCGGAGAAGATCGCGAACCTCGAGCGCGAGGTGCTGGCGCTGAGGGCGCACAAGCATGACCACGCTGGGATGCTGACGCGGCACGAGCTCGACATCTCGTTTCTTCGGCGGAAGGCGGGGCTGGGGTCGTGAACCTACTTTTGAGACGGAACTACCGCTCCGCGGACTGCACGCTAGGCGAACTCACGTTCACAACCCCCGCTGAGGTGTTCTTGGCGCAGACCATGGAGCGCCCGTGGATACCGACGCCGCTGTCCCGTGGGGGACGGAAGGGCGAGTCCTGCGTGCCGGCCGGCGTGTACCGATTGGAGCGCCACAGCAGCGAGGCGCACCCGGATACATGGGCGCTGGTGAACCCAGACCTTGACGTCATCCACTACGAAGACCCCATGCGGCCGAACGTGCGAGCTCTGGTGCTGATCCACGTCGCGAACTATGCACGGGAGCTTCGCGGCTGCATCGCCCCAGGTTACGGCCGCGCCATCGATGACCAGGGCGTGAAGATGGTCACGAACTCACGTCGCGCAATGATCGACCTGAAGCGACTGCTGCCCTACAGCGACGAACATACGTTGGAGATCCTGTGAACTTTGACCGCCTCGGCCCCTGGATGAAGTGCGCGGTTTCCGTGCTCGTGATCATGGCGTTCCTCGGCTGCATCGCGGCTCTGTTCGTCGTCACCTACCGCGAAAAGGACTTCCCGCCAGGGGTGAAGGAAACGCTGCTGGTCCTCGTCGGCGTGCTCGCCGGCAGCTTCAAGGACGTGGTGGGCTACTGGATTGGTAGCTCGCACGGGTCGGACAGGAAGACCGAACTTATGAGCGAGTCGAAATGATCCGCGTCTGGCTCATCGCTGGCGGCCTGCTGCTCGCGGCCCTCGCGTGGCAGACGCATAGGGCCAACAGCGCGGTGAAGGCCAACGCCATCCTCACCGTACAGCGTGACGCGGCACGCTGGCAGGTCGAGCAGGAACAGAAAGCCCGCCAGCACGAACAGGAGATTGCGAAGAATGCTTCCAACCAATTTCAGCGCACAGTCACTTCGCTTCAAAACGAGCTTGCTGCTCGTCCTCTCGGCCCTGTCATTGTTCGGGTGCGCAACCATCCCGTCCTGCCCGAAGCCAACGGCCCAGCCGGAGCCGCCAGCGGACCTGATGACTCCTCCCCCGGACGTGAGTCTGGAACGGCTGAGGTCGATATTGAACGGCCAATCACAGCCTACGGATACGACTGTGCCAAGGTAGCTGCGCAACTGGACGCGCTTCAGGGGTGGGTGAGGGCGAGATGAAGCGCCGCAGACCGAAGGTGTTTTACCTGCCGGTCGCTTTCGCCGAGTACAAGATTCGCCCCGTCGCCCGCATTGACGTGATGACGAAGGGCGACGCCGCAGGGGCCTGCGATCTCAAGGGTCGGTCAATCATGGTTGCCGAGGGGACGAACGCCGAGAACTGGCGAGCGACCCTCTGGCACGAGTGGGCCCATGCGTTCTTCCACGAGATGGGGCGGACGGAGCTCTGCAACGATGAGGCGCTGATCGAGGCGCTGGCCATCGCCATCATGCAAGTGCGCATGAGGGCGCCGCATTTATGACGCCAGAGGCGTTGCAAGCGACCATCGACGACCTGCGCGCCCAGTTGGAAGCCGTCACCACCGTCAAGCGGTGGGCAGCAGCAAAACCTAGAAAGCGCACAACGCGAAACCCTAGACACGCCAAGCACCTCCTGATCCCCGACACCCAGGTAAAGCTGGGCGTGGACATCTCCCATATCCTCGCGGCAGGGAACTACGCGGCTGAGAAGCGCCCCGACGTCATCATCATCATCGGCGACTGGTGGGACTTCCCCTCACTCTCGAGCTACGACCGGGGCAAGCTGTGCTTCGAGGGCAGGCGCTACCGCTCGGACGTCGAGGCGGGCAAGGCCGCCATGGAGAAGTTCCTCGCCCCTATACGCAAGGCCAAGGGCTACAAGCCGCGCATCATCTTCACCATGGGCAACCACGAGCACCGCGTACAGCGCGTCGTGGACGAGGACTCACGCCTTGAGGGCGCCATCGGCGTTGAGGATCTCAAACTCGCGGAGTTCGGCATCGAGGCGCACGAGTTCCTAAAGCCCGTCGTGGTTGACGGGATTAGCTACTGCCACTTCTTCCCACGCTCGGCCACTGGCCGCGTGATGCAGTCGAAGTCTGGCGCCCCCAATGCCCGCGCCCAGCTTGTGCGCGAGGGGCGGTCTTGCATCGCCGGCCACATGCAGGGGCTGGACATCCACTGCCAGTCCCTTGGCGGGCGGATGCAGATCGGCATCATCGCCGGCAGCTTCTACAGCCACCACGAAGCGTATCTCACTCAGCAAGGCAACGAGCACTGGCGCGGCGTCGTCATGGCGCACGAGGTGCTAGACGGGTACTTCTCCCCGATGGTCGTCAGCCTTGAGTACCTGACGCACAAGTACCTGTGACTAATTCCCCGCCTAGTTAGTTAGCCCCTAACCCCATGCCCCAGCACGAAAAACCCCTGATGTTTGACGCATATCAAGCCGAGGCGCGGCTATACGCCGCCCGCTACGACGTCACGCCACTGCTTGCCGCGCTTCGTGGCATCGCGTCGTGTGCCACGGCGTGCAAGTGCTGCCAGATGCACGCGGATATCGCGGCTGAGGCGGTGGAAAGGTGGGAGCGGGCTCATCCGGGTGGCGGATAAGTGGCGGTTATCTGTTAGGCGGATAGGGAGAGGCCGGATTGATTACCGGCCGTGTTCCTTCAGCATAGGTGCAGGAACTCCGTCTAGCGTGCCTCATGTTGCCTCCAAGATCGATCTCCGGCGACACGGCGACCTAAAGAACACCCAAAGCGGTAACGTCCGCCCTCGCGGTTAATGGGCTGGCTGTACTAACGGCTTGCGCCTCCAGCGCTCTCAGCAACACACCTATTTTCCGAGCCGGACGCGACCGGCCGCTCTCCAAACTCAATCATTTCCCAAGCACCGCGCGCTTCGCCGTCTTCTCAGTATCGACCGGCCTCGGGAAGATAGCCTCACCGAGCGCCTTAAGCGCCTTTTCTCCACGCTCCGCTGCAGCCACGCCATGCTTGCCTGCCTTGCGCGCTTCCTCAATCAAATTCTGCATCTCGTTGTAGGCATCGAAGACAGCATTCTGCACGTCCTTGACGAGGTAGTACCGACCATCGGGTTGCGAACGCATTCGCGCAACGGTGTCTCCCCAACGGTCTGAGGTTTCATAGGGCTGGTAACGCATCAGTTCGTTTTCAAACGGCGGATAGCGTTTCATGAGTCTCATTCGTACCTCTTCCCTCGCCAGTAAGTGGCGTAATAGGCCCTAATCCAAAACCATCGCGAACGCATCTCACGGCGGCGCCGCATCCAGCTCATCTGCCACCTATCTCCTCTCTCCAATAAAGTATCGCCCCCACCGTCACGATACACGTAAGGAAGAACGCCACCCAGCGCCAGGGGCGGGCGTCGAGCCAGCGCAGCCCTGCGTGCAGCCACCTCACTCCGCCACCTCCCTATCGCACTTCGCGCACTTCCACATCGTGCCGGCGTTGTGTTTATGAGCCCCGCACACCAAGCACACCCGGCCGGTCTTGTTCGGGATGTACTTGTAGGTGATCAGCGCCAGCGCAACGATCCCTAGCAGGATGGTTAGGGGGATGAGGACGTAGGGGGAGAGGAGGTAGGAGAACATGGGGGTCCTTTTGGTTCTAGTTAGCTTCTGTCGCGAGACTTGTTCTGGTCTCACCGGGGGTAAAAGCCGTGTGCCCACATATGTGCTCGCGCATGGCAGTTTCAGGCCGTTTTTCGCCTGATATCGCCAATCCCATGCACTCGCAACGCCTTGATTTCATTTGTGTAGTACCATCCGTCGCCAGTCGCGCCCCTCATTCGTAATGAAGGGGTCATCTGTTCGAATCAGATAGAGGGCACCGTTTTTATAGGCTTTTTCGCTCGTTTTGTCTTGCTGTGCTTTTGTCCAGTGACAGCGAAAGTGCCAACTGCGTCAACATATGAACGCAGGTCAGACGGTTTCAGGTGGGCATAGCGAGCCACCATCTTGGGGCTGGTCCAGCCACCGAGCGCTTGGAGTACACGGTCACTCGCGCCGGACTGGGCAACCCAAGAAGCGAAGGTGTGCCGTAGATCATGCCATCGGAGCCCATCCAGCCCTGCGCGTTTGCGAGCTTTCCTAAAGGCCCTCGCTCCCAGCTTCCCTGTGATTGGTCGTCCTTCATACAGAAATACCCTTCCTTCGCGGCGTGGAATCCTAGACAGCAATTCCACGGCTTGAGTAGATAGAGGGAAGCGCTGATCGCGCTTCGTCTTGTACTGGCTCGCTGGAATTGTCACATGACCTTCCTCGAGATCCACGCGGTCCCACGTGAGGTCGCGTGTGTTAGACATGCGGAGGCCTGTTAAAACTGAGAACATCACCGGACCCTTTAGATGTTCTGGCAACTGAGAGATAAGTCGCGAACATTGCTCAGAGTCAAGCGGCGCAATTTCTGTTTGCGGTATGTGCACCATAGGTACAGAAGGTGCGTGCTTAAGCCACTCCCATCTGACACAAGCCCGAAGGACTCCGCGAAACACAGCCATGATTCGGTTGGCGGAAGATTGAGTCTGCGATCGCTCAACGAAATCTCTTGCGGCTCGTATGACTTCGGCGTTGATGGCTGTAATTGCAATCGGATTGAGACGCTCGAAAAATGTGAGGGAAAATTCATTTGTTTTCCTCGTGGATTCTCGCCAGGCCGCGTCCTTCTTGTAGCGCTCAACCGCTTCTTCCCACGTGTAGATCGTCTCGCCTAGTTTCGTTTGCCGCCAGTATCTGTCGCGGAGCGCGGTTTCGAATTCCTCGGCTTTCTGTCGGTCGCATGTTCCGGCGCTTCTGCGAATAGACTTGCCGCGTACTGTGATTCGAACCCACCACGGCCCCCCGGGCGTTCTTTTATAGATTGCCACTCGTTCCTCATGTATTTGTCCAGCAGATCCGGATGGAACAGCCACCGCCGCCCCACCTTGCGCGCCGGGATGCTACCCTCGGCAGCCTTCCGCCGCACGGCGTCTAGGCCCATGTGCAGCTTCTCGGCTGCTTCTTCGACGGTGAAGTAGGTCACGGCCAATCCGGATCAACGCCAGGGATGCTTTCCATCCCCTCAAGCAGGCGGACAGTCGATGACAGACGCATGGACATCGCCTCGGTGCGGCGTCTCTGCCACGCGAACAGCGCATACAGTTCCTCGTAGGACAGGTTCTGTATCCCGTAGCCGTGACTGTTGGGGTCCGTGTGGTCTTGGAAGAACACCGTCCGTTTCCCCTCATCCACCAACGCCTGGTACTGATCTCCGAACACGGTTGCGATTGTCATTCATCACCTCTCTTTTTTCGCATGTTGTGCAGGTCGAAGAACCCGACGTGGACAAGCAAACTCAAGCTCCAACCACTGCCGAATGCCCACACAAGCACGAAAGCGCGGTCGTTTGGCCTGCCATCCATCGTCACTGCGGCAAAGATGGAAGCGGCCAGCATGAGCAGCGATACAAAAGTCCATGCGTATAGGCCCGTCTTGTAGCTCACCCCTCCCTCCCCGGTGGCAGGTCGCCGATGAGGGCGAGGGTTTGCGACGCCTTCACGAGCGATGACAGCCATTCATTGAATGCGCAGTCACCCTCAATCTGCTTCAACGCCTCCACCGCCACCCTCAGCCTCGCCATCGCGGCGTCTGACTTGGCCAACTGATACTCGGCCTCCTTTCTCCATGCGGCCAAAGGCTCTGGTTCAAGCATCGTGGATCTTTGCGGCCACGCCGGCATAGTCTTCGCGCTCATACGCCACCCGGAGGGGCGGTGCAGGAGGGGCAAGGTTCAGCCGTTGCCGGTGGATTGGTTCCGCCGTCTGCGTGATACAAAATAACTCTACTACCCCCACACCTCACGCACTTCTCCCCTGTGCTGCGCACCGAGGCTGCATCGCGACACTCGGTAAGCGCGTACTTGCGTGGGCACGGCACAGGCGGATTGTCGTCGGGGTGACAGGTGCACGGGCGCACCTCCTGCCGGGCGGGCGGGGTGCGAGAGGCGAGGGCGCGGAGGGTGGCTGCTATGGCGGCATTGCCGGCCGATCCCGGCGAATACAAATCCATGCAGTCAGCGGCTATGGTCAATGCCTCCCGCTGCTCCTCAGTCAGCGTCGCGGGCGGGGTGCGCGTATTCCACGCCGAGCACGCTTCGCTCTCAGAGTCGGCCCACGGGCCGTGCGCATTGCACGGCGGGCAGAACGCAAACCATTTGGGGCGCCCATGCTCGACAGAAATCGAAATACAAGAGCGTTCGCCGCAAAACGGACACGGCAGCAACTCCGTCAGCCCGGGCTTCTCACTCGAAGGGGTGGTCATGGCTCTCTCCTCACGGGGTGCAATTCGTGGCCGCCGCATAGCCGGCATTCGTGCATTTGGTATGCGGTCGCGGTGCGCGGAGGAGTGCTGTTAGTGGCGGAACTCGTCCACATCGTGATGGTTTCGTTTGAGATCGGATGCCACGAATGCGGGCAGCCGAATCTCGGGATGAACTGAGGCAGGGTGCTCACATCTCACTCCTTCGGCTTGGTGGGGGAAGGCATCCCGATGCGCAGCGATTGCCCATACCAGCGCTCTCGGGAAAGCGACGCACCCTCGAACGCCTTGAGCGTCGCCAGCATGTATTCGGCCAGAATGAAATCCGGCGTGTTGCTGCCGTTCTCGACGCTGTAGCGGTTCAGCAGGGTCTTCAGCGCTTGTTCAAGCGTGGGGCGCGGCTCGATCTTCGGCGCGCGATGCTCCACCGTAGCGAGTTCGAACTCGTTGAGCGATGAGCCCCAACCGCTGAAAGTGAACTCTGGTTCCTGGCCGAAGAGTTCTCGATAGGCGTTCTCGATAGCATCGCGCATCGGGCCGTCTGCGGCACCGAGCAGTTTGACGTACGGGCCGCCAATCTTGCATTCCCAAACTATTCTGTTCACGTTGACTCCTTGGTGTTGGTAGTGCTGGCGGACAGGGCGGCGTCAATGGCGGCGTCTGCATACTCCTCCGTCAGTTGCGACACACCACCCGGGCCGCGCATTGCAATGAATGGGCTGTAGGAGCCGTGCCGACGCAACCACCGATACCTCGCCGCATCCCTCGCATCCGCCCCCGCCTCGCGACGAAGGCGGGAGAGTTCCGCTTCCAGCGCGGCGATGTGGGAGAGGAGGGCGCGGCGGTCGTCGCTTGCTGAAGCGCGCTCAATGTGGTGCGCCTCAAGACGCGCATCGCGCGCCACGATCTCCGCCATCTGCTCCTCGCTCACGCGCTCGGGGGTGGGCGAAGGTGTCCCAAACATTGCGCAGCACGGCGTGCCGATGTATCTGTATGCGGTTTTGTTCCTTCCGCAATTCCAGCACACTCTAGAATCATTAGGAGCGTCGGAGGGGGTGGGCATGTGCTTTCCTTAATACAGATAGTGCGAAGTACGAATAGATAGGTAGATCACGTCTGCGGCTCGTCCGGATCATTGCAGTCCGCGCTGTGGCAGACGTCCGCAGGATCTGTGCCGACGAGTTCGGGATGCGGCTCCATCAGCAAGTCGCCCGTGACGTGCTCGAGCTCATCGGTCACCACATGCCCACATGCCTGATACACCGTATCGCGGTACTCCCCGCACTTCGGATACGTGACGGTCCACACCCGCTGGCGGAGCTCGAAGTTCACGCCGTCAGGGCACAAGAGCGGCTCTGGCGCCTCCTGCAGCACCGTGTAGCCGTCGTCGTCCACGGGGTGCGGCGGCTCGGGTACGGTGTTCAGCTCGTCGCAGCTGCCGGTGACGGTGAGCGTCACGGCCGTCACGCAGCGGTAGGCGAGGGTAGATAGCGCAGTCGGGCCGAACGCTCGCACGGCTGCCGTCTCGCACTGCTCGAGCGTGTCGGTGCGGACGTTCACGCCGCCCTGTTTCACCGGCACGCCTTCGGCGTCGCGTAGCTCCCACTTCCCTGGCGCGCGGGTCACGGTGACGCCGGCATAAACAGCCAGAGATGCGAGAAGGGCGATAGCTAACAGTAAACGGCGCATTACTCGTCCTTTTCCACGCGTTGGCGCGGCTCATCCGAAAGGGATTTCTTTTCGTCAACCTTGAAGTAGCCGCCGACTTGAGCTTGGTTAAATACGTCTTGCGAAACCCACCAACGCGACGTCAGCCACTTCTCCTCTTCGTACTTGCGTATATCGATGTACCAACGCTCTGGGTAATGAAAGAACATCGGTATAAACATCGTTCTGCACGTGATGACTTTCCCTCCGCTGCAAGTAGTCAGCGGCATCATGATCATCACCGTCTGCTCGCTAAGGTGGCCGTGCGCGTAGATCTCGCCCTCATTGATGCGGTGCTCGCAGCCGGACAGGGCTGCTATCAGCGTGATGGCG